GACTTGATAAATCATATATTTCATGGTAACTTTATATCCCAAGGCTTCGGTTTTCCATGAAACGCGATTATTGCAGCATCTTTTGGAACACCACCTCTGCAGTGAACTTTCCAACTGACTAATTTTTTAGGAAATACGTCTTGCCAATAAACGACGTTATGTTTAATTGTTTTTTCAATAAATCCCTGGTCTCCCCACCATCTTGTCGACATACATTCCGCCATATTCTTTTCGGGATTTTTTAAAAATTCGTCATATAGATATTTCATGTTACCATTCCAAAACATAACACCCGAACCAAGTGTTCTTTCCATCTTATGACTTTTATAAAAATCTCGTATACCTATGAATTCATATTGGGATACATTGTCCAATATAGGCTTTAAATCACCTACTATTATAGTATCTAAATCTAAATAGAGTACTGGGCCAGGGATTTTAAAGATTTCCATTTTTGGCCACCAACGAGGCCAAGCGTGTTCCATCTTAACATATCCAGGTACAGTAGGATCATCTGATATACACACAAATTCTATATCTGGCGCGTATTTCTTGCATTGATTATATATTAGATCCACGTATGCCTTTTTATAATCAGCGCTTGTTTTTAATACTGTAACAATTTTCATAATAATCTCCAAACAAAAAAGCGGGATTATTACAATCCCGCTTTTATTTATTCATATTAGTATAATGCTATTTTAGAGAATGTTGAAGTTACTTGCCGCCTTTTTTCTTTTCGGCGTTATCTCTATGGAAGGTGTGATCTGGATCTATCATCATGCCCACCCTACTAAATTCTGATTTGATTTGATCTGCCATGGAGCTTCTTGGCGATCTATTCTTCGAATGCGGTTCTCTAGGTCAGCGAGGTCAACTGCGTCTGCAAGATATTCATCAATCTTATCTTTTTCGGTTCTTACTTTAAATAAATTTTTAAAATTAAACACCACGAGCCTCCTTACCATACGCAGCTTCAAACGCAATTTGATCGATAGAACTATAATGTAATCCTAGATCTTTGAGCTGATGTACGGTTAAAGAACTGAGTTCCTTGTAGGTTTTTCTATAGGTTCTGTTTCTAGCGTACCACTTGACGAGTAGAGACATCATACCGACACTCCTAGTCTTGGCGCGACACCATACTGCTTCATATGGAAGTATGCATAGTCGGCATCAGCTTTATACTCGGTGCGAGCCCAAGTAGCAAGTTCTTTATCAGATTCGGTGTGTCGTGTGGATTTTATTAGACCATCAAAAAGTCTTAGCGTTAACATTATTTTCTCTCTTTCAATGTGTGTGTACTTCGTTGTCCGTGGTAGAATTACCACAGATTTAATGATATTATTTATTGGAATAGTTTACTAAAATAGGTAATAAGCATTGACATTTTTGAAATGTCGGTATTCAGTTATGTTATAGCTGAATCTGGCCGACGCTCAATAGAGCAGAAGCAACGGACGGTCCTACCACTGGTGTGGCGTTTGCTTTCAGTTGAATTCCAGCTGCGGATTTCGCCCACACGACTTCCACCCAATCATTAGCCGCAAGAGAGACTTGTAGTGTTGAGGAAACAGCAAATACATCCCCATTTGTAATCGTGTTGCTTCTAGATGATAGTGCAATATCATTTCCATTCTTTCGAAACCATACATATACAACGCCCTTGTTTGATGTTGCTTCTACTTCTAGAGACACGTCGAACTGATAGAAGCCGGACTGATTCACAACAATTTGGCTTGCGGGCGATCCGATTGTGACTCCGTTTGTGATCTCGGTGTCATCAAAAACTATAGGGTAACCGGTGTTTATAGTGTTTGCGGTTTGTGTAGTCGTACGAGCAAATCTTCCATAGGATTCCTGCTGGCTGATCGTAGGACGAACAAAGAGCTCACCTTCAGTGGAATCTACTTTTAGCACCGCTGCCATTGGTATGACGTTATTAGGCGCAGTTGGTTTGACTTTGGTAAGTTCTCCAACGTATATAGGACTTACATAGAGTACATCTCCTACTTGCCAGTCTTCTGCGCCACCAGTCGTATCAATTTCTCTAACTTTACCCCAGACTGTAACCATACCATCTTCACCGGGTTCTATATCTTGTGTGGTGATACCTAGACCGTATAGACTTGGAAAAGCGCCGTTTGCTAACATCGGTGCAACAAGAAGGCGAGCGGTTCCGTTCTGTTCAGCACCAGAAAATTGAACAGCAGTTCCATTAGGTATTGTATTCGCTGTTCCGTTTCGAACATATCCATACATTTCTTGCCCGATTTGCTGTGTTACTCCGCCTGGATGCTCTAAATTAAGAGTTAGATCTTCTGGGCTCCAGCATAGAGTACCAGGAGTTCGTATTTCATCGTGCGCATGATTTAAATCAAATTTTATTCTATCTATTGGTCCAATTTGATTTGTAAACTGAACTTTTCCTGATGTTGCATCATATTCAAGAACATAATTATCATTTGATGATAACATTGTTGATCTATTGACATCATCTAGATATCTAAATTTGACTTCACCGCCACCACCTACAGAAGTTAATTGTTGCTGTATTCTACCAAGAAAATTGGTATAGTGATCATTCATTTCTTTAAATGTAACAAATTTCTGACTTGAATTTCTTCTAAGTGGATCATCCCATCTTTCAGATTCAATATTTTCAATTATCTTTTTAACAGGTATTGAATTTGCAATCTTTTCGATTGTAGATACTTCTTCAACGAAAATATCTGTAATTGTGTCGACAGGTGGTTTTTCTACTATTACACGGCGTTCAGTTTCAGTTTCAAGAACTATACGATCATTTGTAATAGAAGTCTGCGCAGTTTCTTTCAGAAGCTTTGAAAAATTATCAAGTACTTTTGCTTCCTTTTGCTGAGTTTGGGCTTCCTTTAAAAGTTTAGCAAACTCTTTTATCGAACTCATCGCTGCCATCCTTTGATATATTCGGGTGAGAAGTTTGCTTTGCTGAATTGTAATCTATCAACTAACTTGAGAGCATTTTTACCAAGATGATCAATAGCAACAAAACCTTCTTGACCTGTTACCTCATACCCATTACTGGTTTTAAGGAATGTTCTTAGCCCATCTACTCTGTTAAGTTTATCCAATAGAATATATTTAACTTCATCTACAATATTATAAATTTTGAAAACGTCCACGACTTCGGAACCATGTTCTTTAAAGTATGAAAGAATTTCATCACGTTTCTTGAATGATGCTTCTTTCCCGGCATCTGATTTCTTTTTGTCTGCGTCTTTCTGATAGAAGTCCTCAATGTATTTAATCGTGTCTGCAACAAATTTCTTTGGATCGCCAATACGTTGACCTTCACGCACCTTCACATTGATAAATGCGTTGACACGGATTCTACGCTCTTCATTACTTGAAAGTCCATCCAATACAGGACGCTTTATCTTTGCAAATAGTTTACCTGCTTCAGAAAGAAGACTCGTGACATGTTTTGTTTCTTCTGCTGTCAGTGTAGCACTACCAGATAAGTCTTTAAATACAGCGTCAACAGACCAGACAGTTTTTACTTTTTTGAGATTTCCTGCAATCTCCTGTCCAAAACTCGCTGACATTGTTTCAAAAGAGTCTCCTCCGTATGTTGTGTGCCATACCACACCGATCTTGGATCCAAGTATTTGTTTAGCAAGATTGCTTGTCTTTGGTACCGCGTAAACAATCGTGTTAGGATGGAAAGTAATATGCGGTTCTCCATTAATTTCAACTTCTTTAATATCTTCTCTCGCATAAAGAAAATCACCTTGTATTACGCCCTTAATACCAAGTTTTGGCAACTCAGTAAGAGCTAATTTCAATTTTGTATTCAAATCACCTGATGTATCAGCATCAATATCTGCTGCTGTTTTATAGACCTTTGGGTTCTTGTTAAAGATACCTTTCTTTGCTACAAAGAATTTACCATCGGAAGGATCAATACCTGCAAACACTGCCGGTGCTCCATCCCATTTGGTGGAAATGTTCATTGGACTTTTCGTGTTACCTGCAAGAGTATCTCGAAGAACTCTGAGATGATTAATTGCTTGACGAGTACCTTCCACACCGCCATCAATGATAGCGTCGGCAAGATGCACCATGTGCGTATTCTTTTCTTCTTCAAGATACTGTTTAAATGATAACATTTATACTTTCCTTACCGATCCGTCGTGTTGGACGTGATATGCTTCGAACTCTATATTTGGATATTGTTTTGCGAGTGCCTTAAACATAGTAATGTTTGACATTGCATCATCAAAGAAACGAACTCTTTCGTACTTTCCACCGCGAAGATATTTATGAAAAATGAACCTTTTATTTTTGGCAGAAGAACCAAGATTTAGATTACCAGAGCGTTCAACATAAACTTTATCAATATCAATTCCATATCTACGGAATGTATCAAGAAACTTATTTTTGTTATCAAAATCTGCTCTTGCAGTGACGACAATAACTTTAGATCCAGCGTTGACCGCGTTAGTAATAATTGCTTTTGCCTTCTTAATCATAGACCATATTGGAATAGACGTATCATGGAAAATTTCAGCGTTTCTAAATTCGCCATAATCATATGTTTCACCTGGTTCCAACTTGTAGGTATTATACTGTTGATTATCGAGTGATCGGACAAGTTTCCCGTCTTTCATTACCTTGACGAGCGCCTTAGTACGAAAAAGAGTCTCATCAATATCAAAGATAGTTAAGCCTTTGCCGCGAGTCTGTTCTGTGATAAATTGCTTAAAATTTAACATGTGATTACGCCGCTTTGCCCGCACTTTTAAGATTAGATAAAGGGTCACTCTGTGAATCAAATTTATGCGCTTGAGATGCAAACTTTTTACCATTATGATAATAATGTACCGCACTACCACTAGATTTTACAGTAATATTTTTATGATCATTTAAAATGTGTTCGTGTTCTTCACCAGGATTATTAGTATGATGTTGAACACCTTTAGCTGTTTCATATGTTGTATGTTTTACGAAATTATGTCCAGCTTTTTGCAATGGTGTTTTATGCGCATGTAAAACTTCTCTAATGTGTTTGACAACTTCGGCGTGATTACCTGATGTTAATTTATGATTTAATTCGTCCGCATGTGCCTTTGCAACTGCATGTAATGTTTTAAGATTACGTTCTTTAATATCAGCTTTCATTTTTGGATTTGAAGCTAATATAGCTTTTCTAGCGACTTTATTTTTACCAACCAATAAAGGGTGTGCTTTACGAATATCACTTTTATGTTTCTCGTGTATTTCTTCAGCTTTTGATCCAGATGATTTAATACCTAAACTTGATGCTGGTAAATTTTTACTTGCGTTATCAGAGACCTTTAAACTAACACCATGATAAGTTGGTTTATCCGAAGAACTCTTTTTAGTATGAATCATGAGGTCAGAAGAATCTTCCTTCTGACTTGAATGTATACCTGTAGATCTATATATATCTTCAGGTTTTGAAGTCCAATGTACTTGATGTATATTATGACCAGCAGGTAATTTTTTCTTAATATCTTCTGCTGCTGATTTGGCTCTATCGTGTGCCTTTTTATAATCATCAGGATGCATTGTTGCTTTTAGTTTGTTGTGCGCTTCTTCTGGACTATCGCCATTTGAATCTTCATGATGAGTCATATGTTTACCACCATTTAAATGATATCCAGTTAATAATTCGTGCATAACACCTTTAGTATTATTTGAAACAGATTTTTCTGTTTCTTCATCAAGGTGCATAAAAGTTTTGAAGCGCAGCATTAAAAACTCCTTTTTTAACTATATTTATAAAAAGAATAAGCTTTAGGCCCCCTCGGTTATTTCATGTCTTACAGCAAAAAATGGTGGAGTCCACCCATTAAAGCCTGATCCAAGATTTAATTTTCGGCAAAGATCTTTTGCTTTCTTTTCTTCGAGAGAAAGTTCAATAAGCACATCACTGCCTTTTTCATAGATATTATACACAGTGTCAGATTTTTTCAAAACGTAGCTCATAGTATATCCTCTGCTTCTTTCAGTTTCTTTTTGCGTTTACTTGATACGTCAGCCCATTCCTCATTGAATGAACCTTTATCAAAGACTGGTTTATCTTCATCTTTTGTATTTTTACTTTCAGTCATTACTTTCTTTTGCGCATCTTCCTCCAAGTCAAAGATTTTCATTTTTGCGCGATCAATTCCGATAATAAATCTCTTATAGTATGATAAGTCACCCCATCTGTTTTTCAGTTGTTTTATCATCAGATGTTTACGTTCTTCAAGTTCCTCATTACTAATAAGACCAAAGATAGCATCTGCTGTGTGAGTGATACCCATTGATTCTGATGTATTAGACAAGTCAACATCGGAACTGTCATATGCACTACGGTTAAACTGTGATGATGTTACGATTGCAACACCAAATTCCATTGCAAGACCACGAACTTCTTCAGCAATAGATTTAACCAAAGTGTACGAATTTGCAGAGGCGGCGCCTTTGACTCGTGATGATGCACAGATATTTAAATAGTCTACAAAAATAATATCCGGAATAAAGTTTTTCTTCATTCGTAACTCGTTTAACAAATGTCGGAAGTGGCCTGCATGCGCGGAACCGGTTGGATATTCTTTGATAATAAGTTTACCAGGTGTTTTACTTTTGACCTTATTGACTCTGCTATTGTAAATATCTCTTGGAAGATCCATTAACTCATCTAGCCTTGTATCAAGAAGATTAGCATCAATACGTCGAGCAACTTCTTCTTCTGGAAGTTCCATAGTAATGTATAGAACACTTCGACCAAACATCAAACTCGTTGCAGCCATATGACACTTAACTAATGATTTACCGCCACCAGTCGTAGCAAGTAAAACAGTCATAGATTTTCTTGGTATAC